ACTGACAGATGGTGTCAACTTTAGAAAAGACATCTTACCTAGCTATAAAGATAATCGTAAACAAAAACGTAAACCTTTAATATTAGGGGCAATTAGAAAATGGTTAATAGATGAGTATGACGCTGTTATATATAATGGTTTAGAAGCAGATGATGTACTTGGTATATTAGCAACACAACCTCAAAAGAAAGAAGAAAGAATTATTTGTTCTTTAGATAAAGACCTTAGACAAATTCCAGGTAAACTTTCTCAAGACGGTAAAACTATACAAAAACTTTCTAAAAAAGAATGTGACCACTGGCATTTAATACAAACATTAACTGGAGATTCAGTTGATGGATTTTCTGGCTGTCCAACAGTAGGAAAAGTTACAGCACAAAAAATTCTTAAAGATAAAAAGTTACCATTAAGAGAACAATGGAAACTTGTTGTTAAAGCTTATGAGAAACAAGGTTTGTTTGAGCATGACGCATTTCAACAAGCGCAAGTTGCTAGAATTTTAAGACACGGTGACTACAACAAGAAAACTGGTGAGGTAACTCGATGGCAGATATAATTAAAGAACCACCTCACTATACAAAATGGAAGATAGAACCAATTACTTTCATTATGGAAAACAACATACCGTTTGGTGAAGCCAATGTAATTAAATATGTAATGCGTTGGCGTGACAAGAATGGCATTCAAGATTTAGAAAAAGCTAAACGGTATATCGACATGATTATTGAAAAAGAAATCAAAGACAAAGACCAATTAAATTTATTTGACACATTAAAAACAAAACAAAAGGAGTAGAAAGAATGGACTATAGTAAAGACGCATTACTGACAGACGCAGGCTTGAGAATTTTAAAAGATAGATATTTAACTGAAGATGAAAACAGTCCTCAAGAAGCTTTCTATAGAGTATCAAAAACTTTTTCTGATGATACTGCTATGGCTGACAGAATATATAAGTATGCGTCAAATCTATGGTTTATGTTTTCTACTCCCATCTTGACTAATGGTGGCACTAAAAGGGGAATGCCTATTTCGTGCTTTTTAAATTACGTACCAGATAGTCGAGAAGGTTTAACTGAACACTACACAGAAAATGCTTGGTTAGCTACAGTGGGTGGAGGAATTGGTGGACATTGGGGACACATTAGAAGTGACGGAACTCAAACTAGTGGTGGCTCAATTTCTACAGGTTCAATTCCTTTTATGCACGTTGTTGACTCAGAAATGTTAGCGTTCAGTCAAGGTAAAACAAGAAGAGGAAGCTATGCAGCATACCAAGATATATCACATCCAGAAATTGAAGAGTTTATTGAAATGCGTAAACCAAGTGGGGGTGACATTCATCGTAAATGTCTTAACCTTCATCATGGTATTAATGTCTCTGATAAGTTTATGTCTGTTATTGACAATTGCACTAATAATCCTAGTGCCGATGACAGTTGGGAACTTATTGACCCACATACAAAACGAGTGGTTAGAAAAGTCTCTGCTAAAAAATTATGGCAAAAAATTCTTGAGACTAGAGTGGCAACTGGTGAACCTTATATCAGTTTCATTGACACAATCCAAAAGTCTTTGCCGGAGTCTCAGAAGAAAATTGGATTAAAAGTACATCACTCAAATTTATGTAGTGAAATAACATTACCAACAAATGAAGAACGAACAGCCGTGTGTTGTTTATCTTCTCTTAACTTAGAAAAATATGATGAATGGAAAGATGACCCTTATTTCGTACCTGACGTGGTTAGGTTACTCGATAATGTATTGGAGTATTTTATTAGTAACGCTAGTGACGTTCTTCACCGTGCTAAGTATTCTGCTATGCGTGAACGTAGTATCGGATTGGGGACAATGGGTTTCCACTCATATTTACAAAGTAAAAAAATTCCTTTTGAAAGTGTTTTAGCAAAATCACTTAACAATAATATTTTTAGTAATATTAAAAAACAAGCTTTAGAAACTTCAAGAAGACTAGCTGAAGAAAGAGGTGAAGCGCCAGACATGGAAGGTACTGGTTTACGTAACGCACACTTATTAGCAATAGCGCCTAACGCTAGTAGCAGTATTATTTGTGGTAGCACTAGTCCTTCAATCGAACCACTAAGAGCAAATGTTTATAGTCAAAAAACTATGAGTGGTACTTTTTTAATGAAAAATAAATTTTTAGAAAAACTTTTAAAAGAAAAAGGAATTGATACTGACAAAACTTGGAAGAGTATTGTAGCTAATAGAGGTTCAGTAAAACATTTAAAAGAACTTAGTGATTGGGATAAAGATGTTTTTGCTACAGCAATTGAAATAGACCAAAGATGGATTATTGAATTTGCTGCTGACAGACAGAAACATATTTGTCAGTCTCAAAGTGTAAACATATTTGTTCCTGCTGATGTGAATATAAAAGATTTACATTTACTACATTTATCAGCATGGAAAAAAGGATTAAAGACTCTTTACTATTGTCGTTCAGAAGCAATTAAAAGAGCAGAAATAATTTCAACAAGAATCGAAAGGAAAGTTAGACCAGACGCAGAAGAAGACGAGTGTCTATCTTGTCAAGCATAATGGCAAAAAAGAAAAATAATTTATTAGGAAAAGAAGCACACGAAACTGGTGCAAGATTTAAAAAAACTAGTATTGGACGAAGACCGAGTACCAGTATGATGAATAAAAAGAAACGGCAAGGAAGGAATAAAAAACAAATGAAATATAGAGGACAAGGAAGATGACAGATAGTAGTATATTTGATGGCATAGATAAACCAAAAAAGAAATATTGTAGTTGTCACAAAAAAAATAAACAAACTGTTTTATGGACGGTTTATCACACTGTACTAGCTGTTGAACTAGCAATTATTATTTTAATAGAAGGGATAGAATTATTTACATGAGTTTATTAAAGGAAAGAAATTATTACAAACCGTTTCAATATCCGTGGGCTTTTGAAGCTTACGACCAACAACAAAAAATGCACTGGTTACCAAGTGAAGTACCTTTAGCTGAAGATGTAAGAGATTGGAATGAACGACTTAACGATAAGGAAAAGAATTTAATTACACAAATATTAAAGTTCTTTACGCAAGGTGATGTCGACATTGCTCAAGCGTACCTTGATAATTATATTCCAAAATTTAAACCACCAGAAATTAGAATGATGTTATCTTCAATTGCTACAAGTGAAGCTAACCATGCTCATTCTTATTCATTATTAAATGATACTATTGGATTACCAGATAGTGAATACAAAGCATTTCAAGAATACAAAGCAATGTCTGACAAACATGATTATCTTTTTAGAAGTAAAGGCGAAGGTATAGAAGGCATGGCTAGAGAACTTGCAACGTTCTCAGCTTTTGGTGAAGGGTTGCAGCTCTTTGCGTCATTCGTAATGTTATTAAACTTTCAACGTTTTGGAAAAATGAAAGGAATGTGTCAGATAGTTACCTGGTCCATAAGAGATGAAAGTCATCATGTAGATAATATGATAAAATTATTTCATGCTTTAATAGATGAGAACAAACATATTTGGAATGATGATTTCAAAAAAACTTTATATGATGTTGCAAGAGACATGGTAGCATTAGAAGATAAATTTATAGACTTAGCATTTGAGCAAGGTGGAGTAGAAGGTATCGAACCAAATCAAATTAAACAATATATAAGACATATAGCTGATAGAAGATTGCTACAATTAGGATTAAAACCTAACTTTGCAGTAAAAGATAACCCATTGCCTTGGCTTGATTGGGTTTTAAATGGCGTAGAACATACAAATTTCTTTGAAAATCGTGCCACTGAATACGCTAAAGGCAGTATGACTGGAGATTTATGGGGCTAATAGTACCCATATTAGAAGGAAAAAGATATGAACGATTTAAATGATATTCAGTTACCCTACACAGTTGAGGAACTTATCAATGTTCTAGATAAAGTTTTTCCAGAAAAAGCACCTGACTTAAAAGACAGTGAAAGAACTGTTTGGCATAAGGCAGGACAGAGAAGTGTAGTAACGTGGTTACTCGAATTAAAAAATAGAAACGATAACAATTTATTAGGGGAGAAGTAATATGTGTTTTTCATCGACAACTAAGACACCTGTCGTTACAAGACCTGACCCTAATATTAAATATGTCGATGGAAACATTATGAATCCAAAGGCAAGTCCACCAGAGATAGATAAAACTCCGGTGAAAAAACCAGAAAAGAAAAGTAGTGTATCGCAATCTTCAGATATTACGACAACGCAATCATCTGATTTATCAATACCAACTTATTAATAAGGAGAAACAATTATGTGTATGGGAAGAAGTTCTAGTCCTCCAGTTCAGGAGACAGTAACGCCAGTGAGACAAGCAGTTTCAGCAGGCGATGAATTAGCACCTACAATTGAATTAGCTTCTGAAGACGCTTTAGAAATAGCGAAGAAGAAGAAATCAAAAAAAGGTACAGTCGCTATGCAAACTGATTTAAACATTCCAGGCAGTAATACGTCTATTACACCGTAGGTAAATTAACATGGCAGAAAATTTAATTAATACGGCAGAAGACCGATATAATTCTCTGTCTGAAAAGAGAGAACATTTTTTAGAGAGAGGACGTGAGTGTTCGGAATTGACGATACCCACTCTTATTCCTGAAAATCAATTTACTCCCACACAAGATTTTTATAGCCCCTTCCAATCAGTTGGAAGTAGAGGTGTCAATAATTTAGCAAGTAAACTCTTACTGTTGCTACTTCCCCCAAACCAACCATTTTTTAGATTAGCTATACAAGGCAAAGCTAAAGAACAAGTAGAAGAAAGACCAGAATTAAAAACTCTAATTGAAAAATCATTAGCAAAAATTGAACGTGATGTTATGGGTAAGATAGAATCTTTAGCAATAAGAGTTCCAATTTTTGAAGCCATTAAACATTTAATAGTTGGTGGAAATGTTTTATGTCATCTTCCTAAAAAAGGAAGCATGAGAGTTTTTCCGTTAAATCAATATGTCTGTAAAAGAGACGGTGACGGAAACTTATTAGAAATAGTTGTAAAAGAAAGTGTTTCTGTTTTAGGTTTAGAACCAGAAATCAGAGACCTTGTATTACAAAAAATGAGTAAAGAAGACGCTAAGTCTGATACTTCATGTGATTTATATACACATATTTACAAACTAGATAATAAGAAATTTTATGTTTGCCAAGAAGTTAAAGGAATTAAAATTCCATCTTCAATAGGTGAACACAATGAAGACCAATTACCGTGGCTTTGTTTAAGAATGATAAGAGTTGACGCAGAAGATTACGGAAGAAGTTACGTAGAAGAAATAATCGGTGATTTAAAATCTCTTGAAGGATTATCACAAGCGCTTGTCGAAAGTGCTGCGGCTTCAGCTAAAATGGTTTTCATGGTTAAACCAAATTCAACAACAAAGAAAAGAGATTTAGCAGTAGCACGTAACGGTGACATTATATCTGGAAATCAAGATGATGTTAGCGTGTTACAAGCACAGAAATTTTATGATTTACAAACAGTAGAGAAAGCAATTGCTAGATTAGAAGAAAGACTAGCATACGCATTCTTACTTAATACAGCAATTCAACGTCAAGCAGAGAGAGTTACGGCTCAAGAAATTAGATATATGGCTAATGAACTTGAAACAGCTATGGGTGGTATTTATTCTTTATTATCTCAAGAATTACAATTACCTTTAGTTTCTCTTTTAATGATGAGAATGGGAAGTAAAAATGAAATACCAAAACTTCCAAAAGGTAGTGTAAGACCTACAATCATAACTGGTGTGGAAGCACTAGGACGTGGTAACGATTTACAGAAACTAAGAGAGTTTGTAGCTGAGATAGGACAGTTAGCACAAATGAATCCTCAAGCAGTTCAATTATTAAACATAGGTGATTTAATTGAAAGACTAGCTACAGGACATGGAATTGAAACTGAGAACTTAATCAAGTCTCCAGAACAGTTACAAGCAGAACAAGAACAACAAATGGCAATGCAACAGCAACAACAAATGGTTGAGACTGCTCAAGCAGTAGCACCTAAAGTTGCCGACAATGTTACAAAACCTCAAGGATAATAAACAATGGTAGACCAAGTAGAAATAAAACAACCAGAAGAAACTTCAGAAAAACCTACAGACGCAGCTCAAGATAAAACTTATGAAAACGAGAGCAGACCTGAATGGTTACCTGAAAAATTCAAGTCACCTCAAGATATGGCAAAAGCCTATAGTGAACTTGAAAATAAATTAGGACAGTCTGAACCCAAAGATAATAATAATAAAGACTCAGAACCTACAAAAGAAACAAAAGAAGCTGACTTATCAATTGATAATGCAGAAAAAGCTGTAGAGAGTGCAGGATTAAATATGGAAACTCTACAACAAGAATATAATGAGAGTGGTGAACTTAATGAAAAATCTTATAAATCTTTAGAAAAAGCAGGAATTCCTAAAGATTACGTTGACGCTTTTATTAAAGGACAAGAAGCTATTGCAACACAAACAGCTAACACTTTAAAACAAGAAGTTGGTGGTGCAGAGGCTTATAAGTCTATGATGGAATGGGCTTCAATC